CAAGGAGTCAAGAGGGGTGCATCGGTTGTTCCTGAATGCTATGTGGAAAGTTCTTACTATTCTCATATTAAAATTCTGACACAAAAGGTTCCTGAACCTGATGAAGCTTTTGCTGACTCTTTTTTACGGAAGTCAAATTTTATTATGAAGGACTTTTCGATGTCTGTTAAACAGATGTTACAGTTAACTGAACCTTCTAAAGCAGCTAGTTTTGGTTATGGTTTTGCTGCCGGCGGACAAGAATCTGATCTTTTAGATTCTCTCAACTCCCAATTGAATGGGTCTGGTTTTAGTTCAGATTCATTGATTGTTGAGTTCGATGAGTACGCTCGGACAAGGCCTTTGGTTCTTGAGGAATATAAATCTCTTTTGAAGATTTATAATCCTTTGGAAACTAAATCAAAGACTTTCGAGACTTTAAAGGGCAAGGATCTACCTTTCGATTTTAAGTTAAAAGCTCTCAAAGAGACTTATAACGACTATTATAATCGTCCGATCGCTTGTCGTGTTGTTGCGATACGTGAATTCCTAAAGGTTCGTATAATCACAGCTGGTGAAGGTTTACCTTATTATTTGGGTAAGTCTTACCAACGTTCTTTATTCAAATATCTTTATCGATTTGAACAATTTGAGTTAATGGGTGAACCATTAAATATTTCTCATCTTGAAAGAATGCTTATACAAGAAAAGGAGTTAGAATTACATATTGATAAGAATCTATTTCCTTATCGTTTTGGAACGTCTACATATACTCTTGGTTTTGACCAATTTGTATCAGGAGATTATTCTGCTGCGACGGATAACATTTCTATCAAATATACTTTGATGTCTTTCGATTCAACTATTCGATCTATTCTAGGTAGGAATCATAGCATTACAGCTATGATGTATACTCATGTGTGTCGGAAGTTGTTAGAACCACATTTCTTATATTATAATCTTTTTGACTTAGGTTATCGTGATGATCCCGTCATAACTATCTTTCCCAAGTTAGTCAATGATTTTGGTAATAACCTTTATGCTTATTTTAATGGGTCGGAATTTTTCTTCCCCGATAAAAATAGCATGTTTGGCTATTCATCTAGTGATTTTCCTAAAATGTCTCTTCCTAATAGGATGAAGTTACCTCCTTACGTAATTATTAAACAGAAGAATGGTCAGCTTATGGGTTCACCCATAAGCTTCCCTCACTTGTGTAATATTAATGTTATTGCGTATTGGATTTCTTTAGAAAAATATTGTAATTATAAGATTCCGTTTAATCTTCTACCAGTTAGGGTTAATGGAGATGACATAACTTTTCGTACGAACAGTGAGCACTATAGGTATTGGCTCGCTGCAATTGAAGAGGTAGGTTTTAAACTATCTCTTGGGAAAAATTATGTTCATCCTTCAGTCTTAACACTTAATTCTATCATGTATACTGCACAGCGTTCTTTTAGTTCGCCGTGTGGTTTTCGTTTCAAAGAAGTTCCTTATCTTAATGTTGGCCTTTTGATGGGTCAATCTAAGGGTAAAGGGACTGACTTCGAAAGAAAACTTTCTCTTGAAGAAATGTATAACTTGGTGATATTGGGTGCTAAGGATAAAATCCGGGCTCATAGAAGATTTATTTCTTATAACCTTAAACAGATACAGTTAATGACCGGTAACGGTAAGTTTAATCTGTTCATTCCTCGTCAATATGGTGGTATTGGCTTTCCTTTTTTCCCAGAAGTTATTTCTGAGATCATAATCACTCCGTTCCAAAGAAGGTTCGCTCGTTTCTTTTTCAATGAGATTCAGCTTTTACTTTCTGAAGGAGTAGTTCCCGATAAACTTTTATTTTCTTTTCAAAAGAAAGTAGAAGGATCTCGAGGTTCAAGTGTTATGTTAAAAGAAAAGGTTGGCTCTATCATTGTCACTCCTATTGGTCCATATTCTTTGGAATATGTCCCGTACCTTAAACCAAGTCCAATAATTG